CCATCATGCCATTCTTGAATTGACGGCTGATTGTGTCTGTAGGATTAAACAGACCTTTCATACCTTCAACCAAACCTGCGTTGGCTGCTGGGTTAACAGTAGCGTAACGTGGGGACATAACAGCAGCCGCTTCGTTCAGTTTTTGTTGAGCTTGCAACAGGACTAAAGAAGTAGCAGGAGTAGTACCAGGAGTACCAACTGACTGATAGATAGCTTTGTAGCTGTTTGCTACATCATTATCAATAGAAGATGCCAACTGAGAGATACGTGGTTTTAAAACACGCTCTGCAAAGTCATCTAACTGCATTGTCAATTCAGCAGAGGTGAAGTTAACACCAATGTGCTTTTGTGACGCTACAGTTAAAGTTGTGTACTGTTCGTTGTCGTCTTGAACTTGCAAGGCGGCACCGTCAGTTACCAAAGCGCGGTCTGGTAAGCGGATACGGAGAGTGGAACCAATTTTGGCACCTTCAACAGCAAAGGAATCATCATATTGGCGGTTTACGTTGCGTGTGAGTACAAGGTTGTTCTCAAGGATTTCGAGAGCTTTTCTTGTAATCATGTCGATGGTTAAGATCGAATTTGACATAATAAAGTCCTAATTAAAAAATAGTTAGCGGTTTCTCTGCGCTTCCCACTTCTTGATCTGACGTTGGCGATCAGCTTCAATCCACTCTGAAGTCGTCATGCTTTTAATGGCACGAGGATCCGTTGTGTCTGTTGCTGAAGATCCAGTGGATCTTGCCGTAATCGGAGCAATTGGTGCTGGGGCGCTCGAAGTCTTTTTTACAACTGGGTTATCAGCTAATTTAGCTTCAATTTTCCCTAATTCTTTGGCTTGTTGGAGAGGCGATAAACGTGAAATACGATCTGCTTCTTTCGGATTAGACCCAAGGTAATAAGCCATGTCGGGGCCAACTTCGGAAGATTGAATCGTTTGAGCCATCGCATCAGTAATTGGAAGCTTGGGGTTATATGCGACTTGTTCAAAGTCATCATACTTAAGCCGAGCATCTTCTTCTTTGTCGTGATAAGACTCAATGATCTCAGACTGCATCCTAGCTTGTTCACGCCTAGCAAGCAATTCTTCTGCCTTACGTTCTGCCAAAGCATCAGCATATTCGTCAGGCGAATTAAATTGCTCAATCGGCGGGATTTCTACTGGAGCTTTTCGGGCTTGCGTTTCCGCGGCCTTAGCTGTCTGTTCTCTTTCCCACTTACGTTGTTCTCTAGCAAGTCTTTTCCCAATAGCGGCATCAAGTTCTTCTTGTGAGAAGGTCTTAGGTGCTTCCGCTGTTGGTTCTACTGCTTCCGGCGCTACTTCTTCAGCTTCAGGTGCAGCCGTTGCCACCTGCTCTGGCGCGGTTACTTCCGCTAGTACTACTTCTTGACTTTCGTCCATTTCGATGTTTCCTTAGAAACCCTGGTGATCCGCACCAGTACAGTTTTATTTCTTAAATATTAATCGAAGCTACTTTATCTTGCAAAGCTTTAATTCTTGCATCAAGCGCGCTTTGATCTGAATCTAGTTTAGCTTGTCCAGCAGCTAATGCTGCTTGTGCTTGAGATAATCCATTTTCACGCCCTGTCAATGAAGCTTCTTTAGCAGCTACATCTTTAGCCGCAGCAGCAGCATTAGCAAGGGACTGTTTTTGAAGTTCAGCTAAATCTTTTTCACGCGCATCTAAAATAGCTTGTCTAGCATTAGCGTCGGTGTTTTTAATTTTAGCGTCTGCTAAAAGGGCATCGACTTGCGCTTTGGTGCTTTCGGCATAAGCATCGGCTTCAGTTACTTTGGCATTAGCCGCATTAACCGCGTTCATTGAGCCTTGACGTTTTTCCAATTCGTCACGCAAAACAGCCATTTTGCCAAGATCTGTAAGAAAATCTTTAGTAAAATAGTCCATTAATTTACTAGAATCAATGCCACCGGAACCGTTAGAAATGTCCATATATCACCTTTAAGCGTAATAGCTAATGTTAAGCTCGGCGGTACCGCCATTGTTAATAAATTTAATGCCGTTTAAATTGCCGTCGTACTGTAAAGTCACGCCTGCCGCCAAAGGCATACCAACGGTGCTAGATGGATTAGTACCATCATCGCGCCAGCGTACAGCGCCAGTCAAAGGCGTAATTAAAGCAATGGTAGGCATTTGTTTTAAGCCTGTTTTATCCATTGCAGGTACAGTAAGCCCAACAGCAGATGTTAGGTCAGTAATCTGTTGATAACCGATACATACGGTTATTGCTTTTAAATTGATAGACATTAGAATCTTCCTCTTTCCGTGAATGTACGGATTTTAATCCATAATTGTTCAGTAACTTGAATAATACTACCAAAAAAACTGCTTGCAAAGAAATATCCACTAAAAAAATTATCCATATTAAGCCGCAAACGTACCAGTATTAGCAGCAGGCAAGCGTTTAGCAAACCATACTGAACCAGCTTGCGGTGTTACGCTTCCTGTTCCGCTAGTTAGTTGAATTTTTAAACTTGTACCAGTACCATTATTTAAAAATAATTTAAACCGTAAATAATGGTTTACACCTGTAGCTAAAGTACCTGTTGCAAAACTGTAAGCCGCAGTAGTGGTAGTGGTTGTTCCTCTAAAGTTTATGTTAGTTAAAGCAGTAACTGAGCCGGGAGGTGTTGCAACACCAGCAATAGGGGATTGCTCGTAATCTACAAACATTAAAGTTGGCGCAGCAGAATTGGTTAAAGTTACTGTAACTGCCCCTGCTGTGGTTTTTAAAGCAAGAATATAAATGTCTATTTCATAAAACGCATTGGCTACCAAAGGAATGTTGGATGTAGCTCCAAATGCGTTGGAAATGGTTGTAATTGCGGTTATAGCCGCAGTTAAGCGAAAAGTAGAGGTAGCTGGAATAAAGCCACGACCAATAGTTGCATCGGGGGTAAAGTAGCTTACGGCACCGTCATATTCAACAGCACCAGCAGCTTGTGCTGTTAAGTTAGTGCCAGAAGTTAAATAAATAGGTGCGCCGCCAGCACTAGCAGTACCAGCAGATTGCGTAATAGTTGTAAATTTGCCAGTTGTAGGGGTTGTAGCACCTACAGTACCGTTAATGTTGATTGAAGCTGTGCCTGTAAGGTTGGTTACGGTTCCGCTAGACGGAGTACCTAATACACCACCGTTTACTAAAAATGCACCAGCCGTACCTGTATTTACACCCAAAGCTGTTAAAACGCCTGTTCCTGTGGTAATGGTACTTGGCGCTGTGCCTGCGCCGCCTCCTTGTACTAAAGCATTAGCAGCTAAAGCAGCAGAAGTAGCCCAAGTAGTTCCACTTGCAAAATAAGGTATACCGCCTGAAGTACCAGCTATAGTAAATGCTGGGGTTGATGTAGCAGTTCCTACGCTAACAATACCGCCTGTAAACCCTACAGAAGTAACTGTTCCCTGCGGATTATTTGCAGTTGTAACGCTGGTTACTTGTCCTTGTGCATTAGTGGTAATAACAGGAATTAAAGTAGCAGAGCCATAAGTTCCTGCTGTGCCTGTTGCAGTAATACTAAATTGATTAGTAGTAAGGGTTAACCCTGTACCAGCCGTATAAGTTTGCACTGCTGCAAATTGTATAAAAACAATAGCAGTTGTGCCAATAGTAATTGGTAATGGAGTCTGTTGAACCCATGAAGTATTGGCGTTTACTGTGCCTGAAATTACAAGCAATAAGTCGCCCTGGTCTACTTCATTTGTTCCTGCACCACTTGTATCGTAATCAGTAGCCCTAGTTAAAATATAAGGCAAAATACCGCTACCAACTTGGGTTACTGTATATACACCATTATTTTCTTGCAATACTTCATTTTTAACAAGAACACGGTTATTAATTGTTTGTACGGTGCCATCAACAGTTAAAGCACCATTGGCAACGGCTGTAAGAGTAGCACCAACACCACTAGCACCATTGTTGTAAATATTTGTTGGTAATGCAACTGCGGTTGCGTATTGGCAAGCAGCATGGAAATTGACGCCTGAAGCAATCGAATCAGCATAAGACTTATTGACAATATCAGTGCTAGAACTAGGCGCCGTTGTAATTGTGCCTGTCGTTAAAGCAACAGAAGGAAGCCAACTAGGATTTGAATAAGAACCAGTTGTGTATACGCCATTAGTTACTGTTGTTGCATTAGTAGCAGTAGCGGCGTTTCCACCAATAGAAAGACCAGACGCAGTTCCAGTAATATTAGTTCCTACTAGAGCAGAGGGTGTTCCAAGCGCAGGCGTAATTAAAGTAGGGCTAGTATCATAAACAAGTTTGCCTGTACCTGTAGCACCAGTAGAAGTTACACCTTCAAAGGTTGTATGACCTGTAACGCTGATTGCACCTGCAAAAGTAGCCGATTTATCTTGGTCAATCGTAAGGGCAACAGCCTGGGTAATCGTAGTATTAGGGGTAATATAAAATAAAGCTTTTGCACCCCTAGCAGTAGCACCCCAATTTTCTGTAGCTACACCTTCATAAGAAGCCTGTGGGTAACCACTTGAAGAAGTTGTGCCATAGCCTGCTAATTCAAATTTACCTAGACTATCTCCGCTTAATGGTGCTTGTGGGCTTGCAAAAGTGCCACGAAACTTGGCAACACGCATAGAAGAACTGCTAGCATTGCTTGAATAGCCACGAATACCTATACGAGAAGTAGAGTTGTTATCGCCATAAGCCCGTAAAAGAATGTCAGGCACAGCAGTTGAATTAAGGCCTAAATGAGCAATATTAGTAACGGTTTGCGCGTTTAAATCTATCGCACTGCTAGCACCGGTATACGGAATATAAGAACCAATAGTTACACCTGTAATCGTACCGCCAGTAATAGCTACGTTATTGGCATTTTGTTCGGCCATTGTTCCCAAACCCGAAAGGGTATGGTTTGCGTCCCAAGCTGTTGCGCCCGTAGCGCTAAAAGAGCTATCGGAAGGCGTTGAATGGTTAACCGTTACTGTCATGCTAAGAAGCGTAATTTATACAGCGTAGATAGGTATAGCTCAATAATATTATCAATCAACTGTTGTAATGAGGTATCAGATTTTTCACAAACATCGTAGCGCACTGATTCAATCTCTGCTAGTTGTGATTCTAAAAATTCAATAACATTGCTAGTCTTTTTGGCAGACATTAAGCTAATTGGGCCAATTAAACCATGACGCCCTTGATATGCCTCAGCAAATGAATCAGCCAAATCAATGATATTTTCGTAAAATTTTTGCAAAGCTTTGTGCTTTGAGTAACTACGGGTATTAAGATGAACCGAATGGGTTACATCGCGGGCTAGGAACAAAATTCCTACAAAATCTGACGCTTTCATTGTGGCATCCCTTGTGGTGGCGCTTGTTCAGGGGGCATTGGTTGACCTTGAGGTGGCATTGGTTGGCCTTGTGGCTGTTCCATTTGCGCTTCTTTTTGATCTTCTTCTTGCATATCTGTTGCAGTATCACGTTGCATTTCGGTGACTAGATCGCCTGTTGTCATCATTCCATGTACGGTTCCAAGCACAATATCTTGGATTTGCTCTGGTGACATTGCCGCAGCCATAGCCACAGCCCGTTTAGTTTCAGCGTCATACATCTTAATTTGGGCTTCAAAGTCTTTACGTTCCAAATCTTGCATTTCAATAGAATGGCTGACGTTTTGGAGCATGGAGTGCATACCTTCCATCTCTTGACCCATTGCTTGAATTTGTTGTTGAGCCGCAGCCAAAGCTGGATCTTCGTCGCCAACTGCCAATAGCTTAGGATCAATTGTTTTAGCCAAACGCTCAGATAGCTCTTGGGCGCCAGGCCAATCCATGTTTTTAACAAATAGATCGCCAGCCACTTTCCATAGTTCAGGGTTGCCTTGCAAAATCTGACCCATTGCGTCCATAGCTTCTTGGCGTTTGGTCATGTAGCCAGGGCCTGTAGTAGCGACCACATCATAGACACCAACGCTCGGATTGTAGATTTTTTCAATCACAATACCTTGTTCATCAACGATTTTCTTAACTGGTTCAGTTTGATCAGGGTTAATTTTAGCCATAGATACTTCGCCATCCACGCCCACGATACGAGCAACGCGTTCAGTATCGTAAATCTTAGGAATCAAATCAATTAATTGACGTGTTGCAAAGCGAATCGCTTTAGTTAGGTTATCGCCATAATGATAAGTGCCTACATCGCCTTGTTTTTCTCTTGCAAGAATAGCTTTCCCCGAGCGTTCGTTGCTTGTGGCTCCTAAGCTCGAATCATACTGTCCAGTGGTGGACTTGATATCATCAGACGCGCCCATTTTGGCTTGGATAAGACCAGTTTGTGCCAAAGGAGGTGGGGCGCGTTGTGGAAGTGGTAATGTGCTACCCATTCCATCAGTTACATCAGGATTAACTTCCAAATACGGCCAATTGGTCGTGTTTGCAGTTTTCCATTGTTGTTCATAACCTTCAAATTGACCGCCGTAACCGATAAACGGTGCTTTTGGAGCCAAGGCAAGCATTTCTGCCTCTTGAGATACCCAATAGTTGTACATCCGTTGTGCATCTTTGGCATTTCTTACCAAACCAGATACATAAATACGACCATCTACTTCAAATTCATTACCAATAACACGAATCACAGGGATCCATTTGCCTGCCCATTCCTGTTCTTCCAAAACTTCATAGCCGTTAGACTTCATCCACATGACTTTTTTCACATCTACGGTGCGAGTTTTAATTGGCTTTAACCCGTGGTCTTTCATTTGCTTATCTTCAGGACTATTTGCGTAAAACGCTTGATTGCCTGGATACAAATTGAGTTTAGTCGGGGTGTGCGTATAGTAGAAATACTCAACAATACGGATGGTGTTTTCATTAATCCATTGGGATAGGGAATCATCACCTACACCTTGGGACATAATGGATGTAATGGGCGCGGCGTTCGGAAACTGACGCTCATATTCATCTTTTTCAATATCTTGGCTAATAAAGCACCATTCAGCGTCTTGCCCAGCAGGGTCTTGGATCATTGGATCCATGTAAACGCTAAACGCATTACGGATGCGACCTAAACGCAAGTCTTGATCAAATGAGTTGTCGTAACAATACTCAGTCAGGATGCGAAAGTACCCTTCACCATACGTTACTTGGTTTTCACAAGCGGTGTCATAGACTACATCAGAGTCAGACATATACTCGATATGGCGAACCATACCTTCAAAAATTTCTGCTACTTCTACATCGCCTTTGTCGTCTGCGGGAATCACTTTTCCAGAGGGTCGATTCTGACGCTGTTCGTTTGTTACTTGTTTGACGTGCTGTGGTAATTTGTTAATAGTAAGGCAAGGTCTTGCGTTGATGGTCTGTCCTTGAACAGATCCGCGAGTTGCCAATACGTCAGCAGGCCACTGCCATTGGTTGTCCGGAGATCCAGCCATAAACCTTAAATCATCTAATTCATCCTCACGACTTTCTGAATACGCCGACATCGCCATTTGAAAGCGATGACGCATAGTAGCCAAACAATCTGACTGCTCCTCGGGAGTAGAAGTGGGGTTACTACCTACGTTGGCAACTTTGCCAACAATATTCATTGAAGTTTGGTCATACGCCATTTAGTATTCCGATCACATCAGGCTCACGCATCATAAGCAGTTCTTCGCCATCGACTGTGACCTTTTGCCCGGAAAATTCACCGAATAGCACATGGTCGCCATCTTTGACGCTCATAGGTTCAAGAAATCCTTTTGGATTTTTTTTACCTTCACCAATTGCCACAATGATACCGCTAAATAATTTGTTTTGGGGTAAAACTATTAATTCAGATAATTTTTCTATGTCTTGACGAATTAGAACACAATTGCTTAATGGTTTTAAACTCATTTTTTACTTTTTACCTTTGCTTTTGCTACCGGCTTTTTCTTTGACGCTGTAGGCGATGGCAACGGCTTGCTTGACGGGGCGGCCACTTTTGACTTCGGCTGCGACGTTTTTACGGAAGGCTTCTTTGCTAGTGCTTTTTTTGAGAGGCATGGTTGCTCCTTGAGTTTAGGCTTTTTACGACCAAAGTTAAAAATTGCTAAGACGGTTTTAAACATACTAGCTCCCCATCCATGAGTTAAGAGCAGCGCTCTGTGATTGATACGTTTGTTTTCGGATTGTAGTACGACTTTCGCGATTTGCAACCGGAAACGCAAATGTTAGCGCAATGGCGTCGGCACTGTCTGGGCTGGCTAATCCTCTAGCTTTCATGTCTTTTTTGGATTCTAAATAAATAGCGCCTTTAGAGTCAGGTTTCATTAGCGGGCTAATCAGGTCAGTCTTGAGCGTTTTCTCTTTAGGGATGCTTGCAGATTTTAACCAATCCTTCATCTGACCCCAAATCTGCGCCCTCATGTTGCCATACATCATAGGGTTTCTTGACTTGTTTGCAAAGTTCACACCCCGTATCTTGTAGCGTTGCTCTTTAAGCCTATCCACCACGCCTGCGCCTAGACCACCTTCATCTATGGCTACTACCGCAGGGTTATATTGTTCTATGGCTTCGATCACATGACCAACCACAACCATCGTATCGTCGCCCTTGAACTTACGAACTTCAATAATGTCGCGTCCTTGACGCACTGCAATAACTGTACTATCTGAGCCAAACCTAGCTGGATCCACCCCAATGACAATGGGCGCGGAGTCGTCTTGCCATTTGTCCCGTTTCATTGCTTCATCTACTAGCGTTGATGAGATGAACTGATCGTCACCTTCTGAAGGAAACGAACCGTACACTTCAACGTGCGCTTGATACGAATCAGCGCCGTATTCTTCAATAATTTGGTTATAGACGTTCTTGTCGGTGCCTTCTACATCCCTAGCATCTACTTGCCTAGATTGCCAAAAGTCCCGTTTGCTACCTTCGATCGCTTCATAAAAGTAACCTGTATTACGCCGTGGGTTAGAGAAGCAACACCAAAAGCGGTTAGGCGTGTTCTCGGTAAAGAACCCTGAAGTGACCGCCCAGATGGAGTCATCAATACCGCTTGCTTCGTCAAACACCACCATTACGCCATCATAGTTGTGGACTCCAGCAAACGAATCAGGATTCTCAGCCGACCATAGACGGCCTTCTAAGTTCCAATAGCGTGTGCCTTTTTTAAGATCACGTTCGACTAGTTCAGTGAGCCATTTGGCGGGCATGACTCTTGTAGCTGATATTTCCCACCAGTATGTATTAATGGACATTGACGACCATTTAGTAATCTCGGCCCAAGTGACTGAGCGCAACTGGCTCTCGGAGTTAGCAGACACAATGACTGTAGCGCCAATCCTTGTTGTCATCATCCATAGCACTAGCCAACTGACTAGCGCCGACTTGCCAATACCACGACCAGACGCAATTGCCAGGCGCATAACATCAAAGTCCACCTTGCCATTGTTCGCTTTAATGTGATCGGCTAGGTCTTGCAACACCTGGCGCTGCCACTTGCGTGGGCCAGTGAAGTGTTCTAGCGGAGTGCCTTGTTGTCCCCAAGGGAACGCAAACATCACAAACGCTAGTGGATTGTCTTTAATGGCAGGACTCCACAACCGTGCCATGAGTTCTTGTTCATCTTGCGCGGAATAACGGGTAGTTTGCATTTAGGCTGCTTTTAGACTCTTTTTAGTTACTTCTTTGAACTCTATTGTTTCTGTTTCATTGTCGAGGGTGAGAGCATCGATGACTCTTGACTGTGCTTGTTCGAGAGCAGCAGTGATTGAGATGCGCTGATCAACGTCGATAGAGAGTTGTTGTTTGGCGACCCAGCCGTGCTGGTGTTGCAAGATGGCAAGGGCTGATTTGGTGTCGCCTTCTTTTGCAGCAGTATGCAAGACTTCGGCCATTTCACGTTCACCTTGCGCTCTCCCTTTGAGTTCTGCGTATTCAGCGATTGGGTCAAACAATACTAATTGGCGGTACTCGGTTGGCGTCATGCCCGCCGCTAATGCTAAAGAGTCACCCTTAAGGCCGAGCTTAGCGGCTTTCATTATCGCCTCTAATCGCGCTTCGGTTGCTTGAAGCTTGCGAGGCTCATACGCGAAAGAATGGAAGGTCATGGCGTGGATGTTATCACTTTTTAATAAAAAATAAAAATTAAAAGACTTGGGGCGCGTTGACTATAAAAATAAAAATTGTTCGTGATACCTCCGTAGCCACAACCCAAAATCTGCCGGCCCTACCCGGGGGCCTCAAGCTGGAAGGCAAAATTCTAATAGGTTAGTGGTTACTAACTTATAGCTGGCGCTTGTGGGCATTGTGGACTTGTCCACGCTAAGAGCTGCCAACATTCGGGCGGTTTGCTTTTTCTTTTTAGCTGGCGGGCGCGTAGCTTGTGGACATTGTGGACAACGGGTTTTAAGTTTGTCCAAACTGTCCACAACTTTTAGCTGTAAACATGGGGGCGCGGGGATAAAAGCAGGGTAATTGTGGACAACGTGGACACTTTGGACGCGCATTTTAAATCGCTAGCTTATAACATTCGTTGTATTTATACAACAAATATACAATCTTTGGCTTATATGGTTTTTAACATTATCCACATTGTCCGCAACCCTGATTTAATGCGGGTTTGCCGCCATTTTACTTAGTCCACAATCAGTCCACAATCAATCCACAACCAATCCACAAACCAAAAAAGCAACACCACAAATATATTTTGCGTTAAGTGTTGCAAACCCTCAATAAATCCTTTACAGTCTTAATACCGGCTGCAACTTAACCGGTAAACAGTCCACTAAACTAAAGGAATCTACACCATGTTACAAATGACAAAACGCGAATACGCAACAAAACCCGCCGATTATCGCTCTATGATTGACGGCAAACCCTATTTATTGACGATGGACAAAACAACCGGCGGAACTGTTTTAACGCCGGTAACTCTTAAAGCCAATCCAACATTGGCCACAGTTAAGAGCTTTATTCGTAAAAATTCCGCGTTATATATTAAGAATTTATCTAATTTTGACGGCATGGTGGATTGTGTTATGCCTTGCGACGATCAAGGGTTTAGACCTGTAAGCGCGCCGGAACAAGGTTACAACCACGAGAATAAATTAGGTATTCGCGGCGCATGGTTTGTTTTTGGCGGGCGTGATCGTATTTATAACTATTCGGAAGATGGATTTCAAGGCTATGAGGTTTATAACAGTTGCGGTCATTTTGTATTAGCTATCAAAGGCGGCCAACAATGAATAAGCAGCCACAACCTAGCAAACTTGAGATAGTAGCCGCCGGCATTTTGGGCGGCGTATTGTGCGGCGGCATGATCGCCTTGTATTTTTATCTAAACGGGGGGTTTTAATATGACCAAACTTTACCGCGTAATAGCTAAACGCACCAGCTACGAAGAACTATACATCGAGGCCGAAACCGGCTCTGACGCCATAGCCCTTATCACAATGGGCGATGAGGAATACGAATGGGATGACCTGCCGGAACTTGATTGGCAAATTGAGAGCGTCGAATTTCAAACTGAAGCTAAATTTTCAAGCGAGGAGCTATAAATCATGTATATATCCGGCGGGAAAGTATTTCAAACAATGGCCGAGGCCGTAGCCTATGCCAATTTTATAGCCAAAATAAGCCGCGTGATCGTGGCCGTTGAGAGGATCAAATAATGTTTACTGTCATATATAAAACGTATCTCGGCGGCGTTGAATCATACGCTTATCGCCGCTTTACTAATAAAGCAAACGCAACCACATTCGCCCGCAAAACGGGCGGCACAATAGAAAAGGCCTAATTATGACTATATACAATGTATACAACCATAAAAACGAACTAATCGGGGCGCATAAGAACGCGGCTACGGCGTTAAAACAAGCTATGGTGTACCAACACGTTACCGGTTGGCCAGCGTACGTAGAGAGCGAGGTTCTATGCTCCTAGCGGTTATAGTGTTGGGACTTAGCGCCCTGTTAATCATTCTCTTAGACCTCTAATAAAAAAGCCCCTTAATTGGGGCTTTTCTTTTACTTAACTAGAACCATCTTAGGCGGCGGGTTTTCCTCTACCAACCGGCGCAATTCAGACTTGGCTAAATCGTTAAGATCAGGGGCACAAAATATATGCTTTTTAGAATCAAACTCACGTGATTTTAATCGCCCGCGATCTATCCAACCGGCTTCCTTAAGCGCGTGCAACAATGCAGCCTGTGGCACTTTAACGCCTGACGGCGCAGCACCCGCAAGGCGATCACAGAGAGAGTGAAAGGGTGAGCCTATAACCCCACGCGAAAACTCCCCTGTGCGGTTTTTAAGCATCTCTACGAGGTAACTCTCAGCCATGCTCATGCCATGCTCTATTAAGTTTGCCTTGAACTCAGTCCACATCGGCGGCGCGCTAGGATTAAAACGGGATACATCACGCTTTTTAAGATTATCAGCGATAGCAGCGAACCCGCCGGCACGATACCAGTCCCACATTTTCTTGGCCTTGTTTGAGTCCATACGCGGCGCAGCCGACCACACGCAAAACCAGCGCCGATCTTGGCTATCTAGCGAGATAGGCACAGGATCATTAGAGAAAGCCAACACGAACAGGCGGTTTGCCATCATGTACGGGTGCAAGCCCTTGCGGTTAATAGGCAACATCTCAGGTGGCGCAGCAATAATTGGCTTTAATTGGTTAGCCAACTGACGACGCGTTGCGGCGTCCGGCTCTTTTAGCTCATTGATAATGAGAATTTCACTCTCTAGCTGGTAGCCCCACTGGCTATTGACGCTGTTATTGTCCATGATGCCGCGATTCTTAGAGTGATTACCGCAAACAGCCCATATAAACGGCGCCCAAAAGGTATCTTTGCCGCTTCCTTGATCGCCAGCATGAAGGATTGCATGGTTTATCTTAATCTCAGGGTGTTGCACCTTAAAGGCCATCACATCAAAGATATGCTCTAGCTCATCAGGCTCAGGGACAAGCTCTTGACAATGCTTTAGCCACATAGAGATGTCAGCAGACGGGTTTTCTAATTGCGGGCGGGCATCACGCCAGCGGTTGCCATATAGATCACCATCACGGGACACGATTACATCTTCGCCGGCAGCGTAAGTAACGCCAACTAACGCCTTTGCACCATTGGCTTGACGATTCTCATCAAAGCAGATAGACGCTTCTACCTTGCGCCCCGTATGAATACTCTTGCAGGCGGTATGACGGAACAAGGCGTTAAAGGTTTGACGGCTCACTTCGCGGCGGTCTTGCATATCAAAGTAAGACTCATCGTCTTGTATATACGCAAAACGGGAATACCACTCAGCCTTCTCGATGCGTCCTAGTTCTTTGCGCTCAACTTCAGCAATGAGTTCGGCAGCCGTATCGCGGTAAATATCATTAGGCGTTATCTTGGACAAAGTATCTTTCATTTTCTCAGCAAGCAACTCATCACGCAAACCATGCGATACAGTCGGGCCACCATTATCCGCTACCCAATCGAGAAACATCTGCGAACTAAAGTCCACGCAGTGACCATGCAAGCAACAGAACGAACGATCTAAGGGTTTATACCGACCTTCAATATTGCCATCGGTATGCTCGGCGTTGTTAGGACAAACGATCCCCATCCAGCCCTCGCCATTGGCAGCAGACATAATTAAACCCTGCTCGTTAAGCCAAGTGACTACTGAATCCTTGCCGGTATCAGCTAAGCGTATTGCTACATTTGTAGCAGTATCGGCAGGATCAGGCACAACATCAAGGGCAACGCAGATATCTTCAAGGTTGTATTCACGCTCAGGGTGAAATTGTATCAATGTTGATACAAAGTTATTACGCCCTGGTTTCAGGTTTACAGATCCTGGCAGACGGAAATTACGCACTGCATTAGTAGCGCCAGGATCGGTGTAGCCCGCTTTGGCTATGGCTTTGATTGCTGCGGTAAAGTCGCCCTTAGTTGGTTGCTCTTTAAATGCGTAGCCCCATTGGTATGATCCCTTGGATGTTTCCATGATCCAAGTAGGCGCAAGTGGTGGCTCTTTGGACTTGGTGCCGATGTCATCTAACATCATCACAAGGACATATTCGCAGTTGGCGCTAGACGCTGATACCTTGCCATCGGCAAAGCGATCAAGGATAAACGAGCCTGTATTGCCGTAAATTGCCCAATCCTTCTTGACCTTAGCAGTAGGCAGGAACGCAGGCCATGTGCATTTAATCGTACCATCGGCATGGGTCTGCAACATCCCATTGCCATCTAACTGTGGTTTTTGTCTAACAATTAAAGCGGTTTCACCTTCTGGTGCTAGATTGGTGATATATTCTACAAAGTTCATTTATGGACTACCTTTCGTGAGGGTTACCCCCTAGCCTAAAGACCTAGGGGGTGTTTTTTTTATTTACCATACCTTTTCATCGTGGATACTTCTACTCCTAGGGGTATACCCGCAGCCCAATCAGGCGGGGTACACATCACTTCTTCCATTCGTTTCATCATTGCTTCGGGCTGATCTGTTTCTACAACAATTTCATCATGTACATGAAGAACGACATCATCTAACTGACGTAAAGAATGACGCAATAAATCATTGGCAACAGCTTGCGTAATATTCTCACAAGCCAATCCCTTCCATAATCTCGCTCTAGGCCATTCTTTAGCGTCTGCTGCGGGTTTCCACGCTGACTTAGCGTACGTTATTCCGTCCGCTTCTGTTCTTGCAAACGGGTAACAAAGTACACGCCCAGAAGGTAGAGCATACCAAAGATGCAAGCCGTCGTACATATAGGTAACCCTACCCGCGCTAAATTCATGCTTCGGATTACGCATCGCTCTGGTGTACGCTTCTTCAAGGTCTTGCCAATACGGAGTAGCCCAAGGATTCGCCATACGCCACGCTGCGACCATTCGCTTTGCTTGAGGCTCAGGTAACAAAATGCCATAGGCGCGTCCCATTGCAGCAAACGCTCCTATGCCCCCTGCAAAGCCACAGGCTAACTCTTGGACTTTGCCAATTTGCCGTTGTTCACTGTTAACGTCAGCGACAGGGACGTGGAAGGTTGCACTTGCGTTAACTTTATAGACGTCCTCGCCTCGTGCAAAGAGTGATAACTTCTTGGTTCCCGCATCGCAGTTAGATAGCCAGGGGTTAACTCTAGCTTCGATTCCTGCCCAATCTGCGACAACCAATGATTTACCTCTTGCAGGAATGAGGGCTGGTCGAAGCATACCTTTGAGTACATCGGTGACTCTGCGTCCAAAGGCAGGGACAATTGAGTGGCCTCTAACCATAGCTTGTCTAACGGCATCAGGATCTTGAGCACACTTGCGGGTGAAGTTATGAACTTGGGCGCCGTAGGACGAAGCGCGGCCCGTAGCGCTTCCACCTGCAAAGACAAAAGCCCCACGAACTCGGTGATCTTCTTCATCTGCTAAATCCTTTAATCGGTTAAATTTCGCAACACTAGACGCCCATAGGTCGTCCGCACATTGGATAACATCTGCAACTTCCGCCGGTATTTCATCGGGGTTTTCTTCAGCAAGAATAAGTAGGTTAGCTCGAACTGACTTGTCGATCGAATATTTCTTATCGCCATCTTTATAGTTTTCCATGAGTTTTTTGGCGTCATCGCCAACACGGGCAAGCACCCACTCTTTCATGCGAGGTGAGCGCACCGATGAAATTTCGCCTTGGGTTATTTCAGATACAAGATTCTCGATCTCTGCAAGCTCGTGACTTGCATAACGAATCGCAGACTCAGCTAATGGCTTGTCTAATAACACGCCGCGATCATTGATGCGCTCGTTAATATGATAATCCATAAGCTCATCAGCCGATAATTCCCTCAAAGCCTTAGAGATCGCCCGCATGGTTCTGACGTCTTGTAGGGCGTAATTACCCATTTCTGCCAGCAAGGTGGGGTCTGTATTAAATGTACCATCTGCCCTTGGGATACACAACAGGCGAATCAATTGATTGCCTCGGTGGTCTTTACGCATACTGCTACTAGCAAAGCGTCCAACGTCCTCTAATGAGCCTGGAGCGCAGTTAGCCCGTGCTTGAGCAGCCGTGCAGTACCATTGTGTCAATAAAGGCGTAGGCACTTTGTAGTCACAACATAAAACATATTCGGTAATTAAACGATCAAAACCTGCGTTGTGCGCCCTGATTTGACCATCATCAAAAAAGTGTTGCGCTACACGCTTAGGAAATTTTTGGTCAGGCGTCCATAAAGCAACGTCCTCATCATCAAAGGCATACGCCATGCAAATAATTTGGGTGCTAGGATCCCTCGCGTAGTTATAGGCACCGCGACTGCGTAAGTCGCATCGGCTACGCGTTTCGTAATCCAAATAAAGTATTGTCATATAGGGTAGGGGCGGTATCCTTCTTAGGTATGAAATCTCTGCGAGCCATATACCTGAATAATGTCAACCACCCCTATTTCTTACTCTGCTACTACTTCAACAGGTGCAGGTGTTGGCTGCACTTGTGGCATAGCTTGTTGCTTGATTTTGTCAATGATCGGTTGAGCCATTTCATAAGGCGCTTTGCCTAATGCCATAAGGCAACCATTCACTTCTTCAATCGTGAGTTCTAAATTAATATTCATACTAAGCTCCTGTACGACGGCGACGTACTGGCGCTGCTTCGGCTTCAGGCGCGTCTAATGCTTCAGGCGCTTCTTCTGCTGGGGCTTCACCATCCATACCAACCCATTCCAATACTTTAAAAATAGGGGTAAAGATACGGCCATACGATTTGTGTGTGTAATGCTCTTTACCAAGTTGAACCACGGGTACGGGTTTGTCTTGATCCTTTTCTACTTGCGTAGCAATGGCAACTGCTAAAGCTTGAACGCCTTTCTTACCGCCAACCGAAGTTGTTGTGTAACGGGCTTCCATGCCTTTATCTTCACCATCAAGACATTTGATAGACATACCAACTTGAGTTTCCCAACCTTTTTTAGCACCAGGAGGCGCTGCTTCGAGTTCAGGCAATGGCTGGCTTACGCTGACCATCTTCTCAGCCAATACTTCTCCATCACCCCACGCAATATAGCCGTGAACAAATGAGAAAGGATTAACTGCCCATGTGGAAGCATCTTCGACTTCGGTCTGATCTGCACCGAATACCCAATGCCCTGTTTTGTCCATCTTAATAATGACGGTACCTGCTGCGCCTACATCAGTTTCAATGGTACGCAACGCGGTTGCTAATGACTTTACTGAAGGTAAATTTGCACCTGAGAATGTTGTTAAATTTGACATGATTTAATTCCTTATTGAAGTTTAGAGAGGGCTGCGGTAAGTTGCTGCCCGATTTGTAACACCGCTGGCCTTGGATCGAATTCCTCAACCATCGTACTGCCACTGCTTACTGCTACTACTTGATCGGCAGGCAATTGCTTGCCATGCTTTTTCAATACCTTTTCTGCTTGTGCAGGGGATACTATTTTACTAACAAGTAATTCATCTTCGGGTATACCCTCGTTCATCATAACAACCAAAGCTTGATCATCGTCAATCCATTGGCGCATAGCCCGTTTAGCTACTAACTTGTAGCCGGGGATAGGTTTACCTACTTCTAAGACTTGGTGCGCTAGCCCACGCAGATCAGCAATCCATTGTTCTAACGTATCTGCTTTTTTCAAGTAGCTCGCTATTTGAGCTACATCTAGTATGTCAATTTGAGCGTGTAAAGCGCGTTCTACTGCGCCTGTCATCAAAGGACAAGTAGGCTTAGCAGCACACCAACGGCAATGCTCGCCTGCAAACAAAGGTGCATCAGGCTTAGACGCTATTTTAACGGCTGCTTTGAGATCGGTTTCAAATTCTTTAATGCGCTTGGTTGTTGTAACCCAACGCTTTACAGATGGAGGTTGCACAATGATGCACTCAATCTCGTCGCACTCATCAAACACCCATTGCACTTCAGGGGTTCGCATAGCTGCGGCTGCGTAGAACATAAGTTGATCGTTTTCTTCGGCGTCAACCGCAACTCCTGAGCCAAACTTCCAGTCAAGGATGAAAGCCCGTCCACCAATACGGCCAAGCAGATCGGTGCTGCCAAACACATCAGGAAGAAAGTCACCGAAGCCAACACGCGTTTCTGTTGCATATTCCATTTCCTTATTAGGGTCAATCTCATCTAATGCCCGTAGTGCTGGGTAAACCTTCTCATTAATGAGTTCATCAGTTAATTTAATATCACCATATTTCATGCCAATACAGGACTCAGGCGTTTGACCTGTTGAAAGAATGATGTCCATGACGTTATGAAGTAGGGTGCCTTCATCAGCATATTTGCTAGAAGGTTTAGGTGGCATAGCAGCGCATAAGGCTACTGAACCAGGACAAGCTATAACCCGTTTGGCTGTAGAACCGCCCACTACGTTGGAGTGTTTAGTTAATTCCATTTTGTTTCCTTTACTGTAATTTATGATAAAGATTAGCTTGTTTGGCTAATTGTTTTGCTAAATAAGTAGCAAATATTAAGTCTACATTTTCGTCATCAATATCCGCGTCATAACTATCAGTAATATCAGCTAAATATCGTTGTTCTCTAACATGACCAATTGTTTTAGTCCAACCAATTAAATGCGCCATACATAAACTAGGCGCTTGATTTGGGCGGTGTAAAAAGCCATCAAATACTTTGCGAGGAAAAATTCCTTTTCGAGCGTGGTCTGTAGCACGACCACAAATATCGCAAATGTTTTCGTTACGCCGCGCTATTTTTTGCGCCTCATAAACATCGTATAGCGCTTTAACTAAACGCACCGCTTCAGGGTTATCTATCAGAGCCAATTTGGACTCCTTTTGCGCTAAGTGCTAAAGAGCTAAATTTAAGCCCTGCTTTTCTAAATTGCGCCGCTTCTATCTCAAGGCGTTTGGTGCTAATAATTTGCACCGCAAGTTTAGCTACAGCCGCCGCACGTTGATAGTCACTTTGGCCATTGCGAAGCATATCAAATTCTTGAAATAAAGCTTCACATAAACCTGCGCTAGTTCTTTGGGTATTTCTCATTTTGTTTCCTTTACTTTAGTTGACTGAGATTCCACTATACATCAAAAATAAATGTTGTGCAAAACTTTTTTACTGTGATATATTTGCCACATGACAAAAGAAACCGAAATTGAAAAATACTTTGTTTGGGCTGTAATGTCCCTTGGGGGTATTACCTATAAGTTCAGATCTCCTAATCAACGCGGCGTAGCTGACCGCATAGCTTGCTTACCTAGTGGGCAGACGTGGTTTGTTGAGCTAAAGACTACAGGTGGCAAACTATCTGCCCTACAAGGCATCCACGCCCGTAATCTTAAGCAACTTAACCAAAACTACGCTTGTCTATGGACTAAAGACCATATTGACACTTGGATGGCTAACGTATGAAATTGCGCCCTTATCAAGATACGGCGGCTGACTTTTTGTTTGAAAAAGACAGAGCCATGATCTTAGCTCCTGTAGGCGCTGGCAAGACGGCTATAACGCTTACAGCGATGCAAGATGCTATCAAGCAGGGGTTAGTCAAGCGTTGGCTTGTTCTCGCCCCTAAGCGCGTTTGTACGGATGTATGGCCTGTAGAACAAGTTAAGTGGGCTACAGGGTTAACCCTAAGTGTTGCAGTAGGAACGCCAGATCAACGTCTTAAAGCGCTGCGTAGCAAAACTAAGGTAGTTGTAGTGAACTATGACAGTTTGCAATGGCTATCAGAACAATATTTAGATTTTGATGGCATTGTATTTGACGAGCTAACACGGCTAAAGAACCCATCAGGCGCACGATTTAAAGCGCTATCTAAGGTGTTAACGCCTTTTAAATTTCGTTGGGGGTTGACTGGTAGTTTTACTAGCAATGGCTTAGAAGATGTCTTTGGCCAATGCAAAATTGTTGATCAGACTTTATTAGGACGTGCCAAAGGCGCGTTTATGCAACAGTATTTTGTCTTAGTCAATAAAGACTTTGGCGAATGGGAGCCGCGTGTAGGCTCATTAGGAAAAGTCATGGAAAAGATTAAACCCGCTACGTTTGTTTTAGAAGCTGGTGAATACGCTGATACGTTGCCACCGTGCCACGTTGTTGAATTAAGTTGCGACCTAACAGACCGCGCCCCATACGAGAAGATGAAGAAAGACTACGTTGTAGAGTTTAAAGATACAGAAATTACGGCGCTTAACGCAGCCGTTGTAACTGGAAAACTACAACAAATGGCGTCTGGCTTTATTTATCAAACTGAAACTACGCCATCTAATACGCCAGGGCGTATGAATGTAACGCAAACACCTATGTGGTTTTCCCATCACAAATTTGATTTATTAGATGAGTTGCTACAAGAGAATCAACGCGCCAACACCATTATTGTTTACAACTATGTTGAAGAATTAGCTGAACTTAAGCGTCGGTATCCTAACGCACAGACAATTAATGATCCTAGGGCGATTGAGCGTTGGAACGATGGCAAGATTGAGTTGCTATTGATTCATCCTAAGTCAGCAGGGCATGGCCTTAACCTTCAGCATGGGGGCAGCAAGATGGTTTTTGTATCTTTGCCTTGGAGTTTAGAGCTATATGAGCAGACAGTAGGACGCTTGCATCGTAGCGGTCAAAAACACGATGTATGGGTTTACCTTTTGTTAACCAATAAAACGATTGACCAAAGTATTTGGGACGCCTTAAAAGACAAAAGGGCAATTTCTGACATAGCAATTGAGGAGCTAAGATGAACATAAACGATTTGGCTGACAGATTAGAGCAGTTTTATTCAGGTACGCATATAACCAAAGCGGCTGAAGTATTACGCCAGCAAGAAGCTGAAATTGATGCGTTAAGGACTCAAATTAAACATCTTGAATCACAGGTATATGGAGGAACAACTAAATGAAACTAATTGAAGAAGCGTTAAAACTAGCTAGTGATATTGACGAATATGCTCCGCATACCAATATTGCTTGGACACTTAGAGAACTTGTACAAGTTATCGTACAACAAGAGAAAGTTATAAATGAAACGACTACAGCTTTTAAAAGCAAAACTAAAAGCCGCTAAAGCTGAAAGCATTATTCGGCACCGAACTTATAACGCCGCAGAACGTGCGGTGATTAAGTTAGGGAAAACGATTACTGAATTGGAAAGGAGAATTAAAAATGAGCAAGCTAAGTTGGCGAGGGTTGAATGATGTTCTTAGTAATATGTCCGAAGCCGATGTTTGGGGAATGTTAGAAGCAGAGCGTTTTGGTGATAAGCGGGCGTCTGTATTGCAGCGTTTACATCAGCGTTATAACGTCTTAAGAGTATCTCGTGAACGTATTGAACTTTTAAAGGAAGCAAAAAATCCATGAACGAATATGATGCCGTAAACCATCCAAAACACTACACAAGCCACGCTTCAGGGGTGGAATGTATCCAGATCACCGAACACATGAGTTTTTGCCTTGGCAACGCTGTTAAGTACATTTGGCGGGCAGATGAGAAGCATGACGCCATTGAAGATTTACGCAAAGCAAAATGGTATTTAGAGCGAGAAATCGCAAGGAGATTGAAATGAAATCTATATTTATCTTTATAGCTGGTGTAATTGCAGGCTATTTATTTACCATTACGGGCTGTAATGCTCAAACAACATACCTTTACGGCGCTCAAGGCGAAAGTTTAGGTACTGTTCAGCAATCGGGCAATACCCAATACTTTTATGGCCCACAAGGTGACAGCAGGGGGACAGCCATGCAGTCAGGCAATACAACCTACGTCTATGGTAACCAAGGTCAAAGCCTAGGCACTGTAATGGCACCAGTAGCCCCTTTAGTTATGCCCGCACCCGTCTATAATCCATCATCTATGACACCTATTTATGACTCGATATTTGGACGATGACCTTAAGAAATTGCAACAACTGCCAACAACGCAAGAATAATGTAACTGGCAGCGTAGTGAATAACCCCGGCGGTCTGACTTACAAATGGTTTTGTCAAGACTGCACCACGAAAAGGAATCAAAATGAACGCACTAAAAAGATTTTGGATGTTATTAGTCAATCCCCCATCAGCAAGAACTCTAGCAGTTAAAGAGCTAGAAAGCGCTAAACGTAGCTATTTAGAGAATAAAACCCATGCTGAGTATTATTCCACGCTATATAGCTTTGATACACAGCGAATTGTACGGCTTGAAAAGTACATAGAATCCGATGAGTAGTTGGTTAATTATTGTCACAGGTGTGATTTATAGTTACATAGCTGTAGAACAGGGTGCAAAAGGAAACCTGTATATGGCGATTGTATATAGCGGTTACGCTTTTTCTAACGTAGGGCTATATATGATGGCTACTAAATAAATTAGGGTTGTATTTGGCAGTTGTTATCAATGGGCGAGAAAGCCGCAAAATTACCCAATTACTGCATCCTACAATGGCGGCTTAACACCCCGTCATAATTCTAAGCTATCCCAACCAAATTCTCTTGCAATCTGCCGCGTACGGATCTTGAACGCTTTACCGTGTTTATCCCAGTAATCTGTTTTCCAAAAGCTCATGTGACAAATTTCATGGGCAAGGCTGCGTTGAACGGTATCAAAATGTTCATTACGCAAACGGCTAATAGTAATAATATGGGGCTTTTCTAGGGATTCATCGTAGCGATAGGTAGCCATAGCGTCTGATTCCCTTGTAACCTTGAACTGGATAAGTTCAGGCGCAGGCAAATCCCAGTTACGCATTGGATGACAAGCAGCCATACAAAGGTACAAATTTTCTAATATAAATGGGGTAAGTTTCATACGCAGTGTATAGCGCCACGAAATTCATACTCGCCATTTTGTTCATCGCTAACCATAATAAGCTCAGGCATTAACATTCGACCTTGATCAAACGATAACATGACAAATCCAGAACGCCAGTCAAGGGGATTATCTTCCACATATTCGAAAGTAGATGACATAGGATCAGCCAAACATCCAGTCTGTACCCCAAAAAAGTTGCCTTGGTAGTTACTGATTGGGCTAACACAGAGAACGTGTGTATGCCCCGTAATAATGTTTGTGTTGCCCGCTGCAACCAAATTGCTATAGCCTGCCGTACGGCCACCTTTAAACCGGTGTTTGACTACGGTTTCTTCGCCTATCCAAAAGCTCCAACACGTTTCCCAATTAGGAAAGTGATATTTAAGGCTAAACCCATCTACGCCGCTATATTCAGGCACTTTGTTAACTAACCAAGCCTCGTAGCGCATATCGTGATTACCCAACGTCCATATTAGACGGCATCCCGCAGGTCTTATTTTTTCAATTTGATCTAAATGGTCACGGCAAGCTTTAAGTTCTTCAAGGACTGTAGGCTTGGCATCGTAATTAATTGACGGGAAACGGCTTAAAACCTGCCCGTCGAAGGCGTCGCCGTTGCAGATGATCACCTGTGGCTTAAACTCTTTAATCATCTTTAAGAGGGCTTTAAACGCCGCAGTGGTGGTATCGGTGAAATGAGCGTCTGAGAACACTATAACGTGTTTGACTTTATCAATATCAATGCCTCTACGGACGTTGTGCGCTGCTAATTCTATCTTTTTTTGTTTAGGCTTTTTTTCATCTCGTTGAGAATTAAAAGTTGGTAATTCAACTTTATAACGTATTTCTAAGTTGCTACGCCTAGTCATAGCACTTCTAGGGTTTACCCCTAGTTCTTTTGCAACTAAGGTGGGCGATCCTAGCTTTTTCCATAAAGCAATAAACTCTTTATCAGACTTTTCGCTGTGTTTCATATCTACCTTAATAGAATTTTGCCAATTAAATCAGGCAATTATGACAACTTAGTTACGCTACTGTACCACCTGCGTCTTTATAAGCTGTAATTAATTTATCTAGCTTGTTTTCATGTTGGTTATAGCCAGCGCCAGGCAGGGATGCCCAGATGTTTTTAACCTTATCAATTGCTATGCTAATGTAGCCTTTTTCAATATCTTGCAATGCCCCACGTTCTTTAATTTGTTGCACTGCAATTAAATCTTGAGATATAGGGCTAAAGTTGGGTAAATCAAGTTGTTTCTTATAAGCATCATAATAACGGCTTAAGAGTTGATATCTGCCCGCCGCTGTGGACGCAAGGCCGGGACGAATCCATACCAATTTTCTTGGATGGTCATCATAGCTTTCAAATAAACCGCCCCCAACAATGACATTATAACCATCGTCACCTTTTCCAGCAGTGCCTTCAGACACCGCAATCATATCAAGAAATGCTTTTAAATTCGGACTCATTTGACTTCAAGTTGTTGCCTAATAAAATCTTGGAGCGATACTAATTGTTGCGTTGTATAGGCGCAAGCAAGTTCAAGGTTGGTGGCTTTTCCATCAATACCGATGGTGGATTGGGGTACGGCGGACATTGAACCGCTACTGGGGTAGCGCAGCCCACCATAATAAGACTTAAGAGCAGATAGCTTAGCTTGGTACTCATTTTCAATCCCCTTATTGACTAGCGTTTGTTGCTTGACGATGGATTCGTTTTTGGCTTGTTGAATTTTAGCCACTGCTTCAACTTCTGCTTTGTAGGCCACCAAATTCCGATACTCATAACCCCAGCCCAAAAGCAAACCAGCCATAAAAAGACCAACCAAAATTCCGATTCGCGCATAAGAGATCATTTTTCAGCCAAAGGTTGCGTGGTATAAAATCTTAAAACAGCGCAAATAATTCCTATGGTTACTAAAGTAAACCCATAGTATTTAGGGTCTATAACATTTTGTAGATAGGACAAATTGTCGTACAAAGATCCTACAATGACTAAAGCCAAAGAAAACCACATAGTCTTTGACTTGTACATCTTCATTCTTTATCTGCCTTTAAATCTAACTTATCCAAAATACGTTGCAAAGTAGCCTCTAACTTATCAAACTTAGCGTCTAAATCTACTTTGCGAACATAATTTGTTGGTAACGATACTTCAATACTTTGAACATCTTTTTTAAGAACTTGTACTGAGTCCCATATCTGGCGACACCACCAACCAACACCAATCGCCGCACCAGCACCAATTAAATTGAATAAGTATTGCCAATCCATGATCTACCTCGCAAGCGCGTTTTGGTTAGGTTGCTGTGAACGCAATTGAAGCGCGTTAGTTATTTGACCTGCGGCTACCGCTGGTTGTGACGCCGTAACTTTAATTGCTTCTTTTGCGCTTTCTTTAAGCAATTTTGAATAATATTCTTTTGTTTTGCCATGTTGCCATGCTTCGCTAATAGACATCACAGCTTTATTAGGATCTAGCATATCAACAGCTAATTCCATAGCAATTTTTCGATCAATTTTACCTTGCAAACGGTTAAGAATATCGCCCGCTAAAGATACAGTTTTGTTAAATATGCTTGGTGCTTTTGGCATTTGAGCGCCTTCTAACGCGCCTGTAGCCCCACCAGCTTTAGCTTGAGTAATTGCTTTTTCACGATTAACTAAATCGCTTTTAATTTGATTAAGAATATTAATTTGTTCAGGCTCAAGCACTTTATTTAGATCTTCAACTTTAGTTAAACCTGTTGCTGATTTAACAGTCCCCGGCGCATTTTCAATAGACTTTATAAATTTAGCTTCTGTTAAACCGCCAGTTGCGCTATTTTCTAATTGTGATTTAAGAAAACCTGCAACTTCGGCTTGATTAATTGGCTTACTTAACTCAGCAAATTTCTTTTGTGCGGCTGCGTACTCAGGAATAGCGCCATAAACATCTTTTTTAAGGGCGGTAAGTTCAGAACGAACAAAATTATCCTTAACTGTGTCTAATGCTTTACCAATGCCTTCTGAAATAGAAGATATTTGTTTTGGCTCGGTATAAAGATTACCTTTTGCGTCGCGCATTCCTTTTTGTACAGCCTGAAGTTGCGTAATTAACTCAGGATTAGCGGGGTTATCTTTAATTAATTTAGATATATTGCTATCAATTCCCATTAATCTAGTTTCTGCCGTGCTTTTTATTGCGCTTGTTTCAGGGAAAAAATTAGCTAGAGCAGGTGCCAAAGCTTTTTCATACATAGGCGCAGTTACACCTGTACGACGTGTTTCTGATATAGGAATCGTTGTAGGCTCGACAACTAATTGATTCAAAAGTGCTTGATTTTGTGCTAGTTCGCGTTGATGGTATAAAGTTCTAGCTGTTTCGGTGCCTGCTCTTTCACCCTTGTTTGCCCATTGAATTTCGGCAGCGGGAAGCTTAGTAAGGTTTAAATTGGTCATTACTTCCGCTGCTGTAGGCTGATAACCCGGCGTAAAAGTTTTTTGTGAATTAGTTAACGCATTAACTATTTCAGGCGCTTTTCCCTCTGTAGCCGCAAGCAAAGCCGCTGCTTTTGGATTAGCAATATTTGAAAGCGTATTAACTGTTAAATCTGTAAGTTTACTAGGAGCATTTGCTATTGCTTGGCCAACGACAGGTATTTTACCAATTTGCGCGCCTGCAACGCCGATAGCGTTCATAGGATTAGTAATCGTGGCGGCTTTACTTAAATTTGCAGCAGTGTTTACAGCGCCCAATTTTGTAGCAATTGTTGAACCGCCTGAAAGTAGCGTAGAAAGATCAGCGGCGACGCCTACAGGGTCGTTATACAGTTTACTTTTAATGCCTTCTAAAGTGCCGTAATCTTTTTTATATTGACCGCCAACAGCGTTGGCTATTTCTACAGCGCGTTTGCCTGCCGCAAGCGCTTCAGGTGTTTCGCTTTTGTTTATAAAATCAACTAAAGGTTTTGGCAATACATTTTGTAAAGCACCCGCGCCTATATCAAGCGTTGTACCTAAAGTATCTACAGGGTGAGCAACAGCGCTTGCAATTCCTTTGACCATGTTTGCGCCACTTTTAACGACATTACCCGCAAAACCTAATACCGAGCGATCCGGTTCAGCTTGAACATTTTGACGTGGTGATCCAACCAAAGGCGCAGATTGCCAATTATTGCCGTCAGATACAGCTACAGTTCCAACTACAGGCGCGTCTTGCCATCCCATTATGGTTTTCTCCGGTGACTTCCATCAGGAGCTATAAACTCAACACCAGATGGCAAAGCGTTATAGTCAACATCGTTGCTAATTTTTTTAGCAGTAATTGTTTCTTTACCGCTTGTATTACGAATTTTAGCCCGCGCTTCTTCAGGTGCAGCTTGCGCGGCAGCCATTTCTTGACGCATAACACTAAATACTTCGTTAAATTGCCCAGATGCCATATTTGTGTTAATAACTTCACGGGCGTGATTTTTGTCTGATACGGTGGCAACACCTTTAGGGTTAATTGCTCTAGCATACGCGTTAACAAGTGAGTTTAAAGAGGTAGCTAAACCAGCTTGTGTAGGATCGCCTGAATTTTTAGCAATATAATTGCCTGCCGTATTAATCACGGGATAATCTGTAGGATTAATTTTAGTTGCGTAAGTTTGCGCAATATTAATCATTTTTTCTGCTTCGCTACCCGCTGCAACAATATTAGCTAAATTAGTACCTAATGTACGTTCAGATGCTCTATTGCCGATTAAGCTAGATTTGTTTTGAACAATATTTGACGCCGCATCTTCAGCGCTAACATTAGGTTTAGCAGTTCCATCTGGATTTGCGCCGCCGCCCATACTTATTTGAGCCGCGCGGTTAAGCACTGATTGACGCAATACAGTAGCGGCTTTACCCATACCCAAAGGAGGCATTTGACCTGTTTTAATGTACGTTTGAGCTAATAAATCAGTAGTTTCAGGTGTCAATGCGCCAGTAGCAGTTTCTTGCGCCAAACGTTGTTGGAAATGACTATCAGCTTGTGCCAAAGATGCTTTTTGATTAGCGTTAAGCGTAGTAAAAGATAAATTATCTTTAGCAGACAAAATGCCTGTTAATTGATCTGTTTTAAATTGCGTAAAAGGAACGGTTTTTAAATGTTGCATTAATTGTTGTCCCCGTTCAGGCGGAATATCACCGCTTTCAACTTGTTTAGCAATACTTGTTGCCGCTTCTTCAGGCGTATGCAAATTTGCTATAGTAGTAATAGCAGTATTAATTTTATTATTTTTTAAATTAAATTCAGAAGTATCTACTTGTGATTGTAATTTACGACCTTCTAAAGCTTGTGTTCTAAGCTTTATAGCCGACATAGGATCAACAGCCGCAATTTGTTTAAAACCTTCAGGCGTACTAATATCAGTGCCTTGTGAATATAACTCACGTAATTTGTTTTGCGTATCAATAGAACGATTCATTTCACCGTATTTCAACGCTTCATTCATCATCGTTAACTGATTAACGGGCGATTCAAGTTTTAAAGGTTGAACTTGGAGGGGGATACTTGGATCAATTGGCATATTTATTCCTTACGGTTGAACGACTAAATTACCGCCAGATTCGGTTGGGCCGTAATTACCGCCGTTAGCTCCATAATAATTACCGCCGCTAGACGGCGAATTATATGCAGAACGGTTAATCAATTGATTCATTTGGTATGCACCTACACCTTGACCAATAGCGTTAGTATAAGCATTAGCAGAGCCAACTTGACCAGCAGCAGTTGCATTAGCGGCGCCTGTAGATAATGCAGCGTTGTTAGCCGCGCCTGCGCCAATATTAGAAGCTTGATTAGCCGCCGCAGCTTGACCTTGACCACTTAAGAATTGCAAAGGTTGCAATAAGTTATTGCGATTTAATTGAAACGTATTTTGAGCGTTGCTATAGTTTTGCAAATAACGGTTAAACGCATTGCTATATTCTTGTGACCCTTGCGATTGACCATAGTCTTGGCCTGCTTTAAGGGCGTTACCAGAAATCAAACCACCTCTAGCTGCCGCAGTAGCGTTCATGGCATCCATGCCTTGTTTTAACCTAAATTGCGTGCCTGGATCAGTATTGGCATTGTAATCAAACGGAGCATAACTAAAGTTTTGTGTAGCTGCGCCGCCAGGTTGGGTCATAGCGGATAGTTGATTTAACGCCGTTGTACCCGATGTACGCCAAGGTTCACTTAGTGCAATTTGTTGTTGCGTTGCAGCAGTATTAGCTGTGGTTGCATTATTAGCGGCGTCCGCTTGTGTTTGAGCAGCGCTTTTTGATGCTTGTGACGACATATATCCACCGACAAGAGTGGCTCCTGCAATAGCTGCGGCTCCCCATGGCATATCAAACTCCTTTACGATCTGACCGAATACAGATAATCATTGTCATCCGATCTTCGGTACTATTATTAACAATCCAATGGCTATTTTTATTGTTAAACCAATAGACATCGCCGGGTAACGCAGATAATTGCTCATTCTCAAAACAAAATGCTTGGTCGCAGTTTCCCTGCAATTGTACGGCATATTTGTCATAATAATCCGCGTGCCAACCTTCGTCAATGTGCGGTTTAACACAACCGCCGGGTGGAATCTTGGTAATTAAGATACCGCCCAAGCGTTCACCTTCAACAGCAGCCATTAACGACATAGCAATTGGTCTAATTTGTGGCAACGCATATCCAGCGTCATACCATACAGAATCATGTTCTTTAGCAAAATCTGCTGGTTCTTTAAGCATTTCAATTGGAGCATAACGCGCCCAAATGTCACTAATATTTTTATGCGGGCCGCCATATACTTCAGTTCTTTGAGTATGCTTATCCCAAAGCCAAGGTTGGCGGGTAATAGCATGAACCAAAGGTTCTACATTTATTCCCCTAAATAATAGCCGAATAGACTTGTGCATCAGCAATCCCTACAAATCAAAACTTCATCAATCTTATTGGCATCTGATTTTTCTGCGGCGTGAATACAAAACCACACGGCGTCCTCAAGCGCTTCAATTTGATGATAAGTTTTGGCTTTAATAGTAATACAAGCAGGTGCAATATATTCAACCGCATCGTTATCTGTACGAACAATAACGCGTCCTTTACCTAAAATACTCAAATGATCGTAATTATGGGCATGGCTCATAGCTACATAGCCTTTAGGCAAGTGCATTTGTTTGGCGTATACGCCAGACGAAAAGTGATGCACGGTGCCTAAATCTATAGCAAATTGACCTTCATTTGCTTTAAATTGTTCGGCAAAATTTGTTTTTTGTTCGGTATTAAGCAATTGCATATTATTGTAAGAACTCTACAACATCATCTACGTTTAACCCAGTTACAAAGGTAATTGAGCTAGACGATGTTTCGGTGTAGTTTAAGCCTACAATCTGTTTACTACCGTTAACAAATACACTTAAGCTATTGTTGCCAACGGTATAAGTAAGCCCTGAGAACAAAGTTTGGCTTTGCGTAGCAGTTTGGTAGGATTGTGTTCCGGCGGAAGGTAAACCGCTTAGATTATCCATTGTCCATATTTGGACATAAGTAGAGTCTTTAAGCACCAACTTATAGCTAGAACCGCCAGTTAGCCAAATTTCATTGGGGGGACGCCCTGCGGCATCTAAGATAACGGGGTTACTATTTGCAGTTAAACCATTAGCTGAAGTATAAGTAGCTAAAGGCGTAGTTGTACCCGCAGCGTAGGTATAGATTAACCCGCCCGCTAAAGGCACACCATTATTACTAAAAAACTGCCATCCTGCGCCGCCTACGGGCGATAGATTAACTGACATATAAGCTCCTAATAATTATCTTTAAAGTCCAGCTATTTGTGCAGTAAGTCCACCAGTGTAGGTTACTACCATAGTAGCCCCAGAAGGAACCGTATACTGTTGAGTTAATGTTGGCGTTACATAAGATCCATTGATAACTAACTGGGTAAACGTATATGCTCCACTATTACTGAAAAATGCTATTTGTGGCGAACCGCTAGTATTGGTATAGGTATATGGAGAAGCACCTAAAGACAAAGTACCATTAGCAACAGGGTTATAGCCTGTATTATTTGCAACGGTTTTAGGAACACTAGCGCTACTATCTAAGATTAATGCGGTGACAATATTGTCAGCACCGAAGTTGCCAATACAAGTAATGCCTGTTGTGCCAGAAGTAAACTCAATTAAATACTTAGGTTTGCCTGCGCTAAAGCTTTGTTCAGCGCTATTTCCAGATACTTGAACATTGGTCGCATCGTTAAAGAAAATAGCCCCGTTTGACGGTGTAACTGCATCAACAATGGAATTGTTATTTACAAACACATTATTGATAAGGTTAGCGGCAGAAGAAAAAAAGTTGATTGCTTTTGCTTGCGCTTTAATAATGTCGCAATTTTGTACAAGTAAAGAACGCAAAGCACCACCGCTTCCAGTCGAGGTAAAGGTAATCGTATCGCTAGACGATTTATTTACATAACAGCTTTCAATGTTAATGTTTTCAACAATGGTATTTGTATTAAAAGACTCAACCCAAATAGCGTTAGTTGTTTGTTGGTCAAATTGACAACCAGGCATTAGCCAAATATCAGAAATTAAAGAAGCCGCCGCCGCTTGTATATAAAATGCTTTTTCACCAGCATAAAAATCACAAACGCTAAATTTAATTCCACCAATAGAATTAGCCCCAGTAGTAGAATTATATGGGCCAGTAGGGGAAGTAATACTTACGCATTTATTTCCTGTGTCATTTTTGTTAACAAATTGACAACGTTCAAAAAACAAATCACCTGTAAAAGAACCGTTTTGAGTAATGCTTAAACAGGTTTGGTTTGTTACATCATTACCCCAGCCAGCGCAATCTTCAAAATGAATCATACGAGTATGGACAACATTCCATAAGGTTGCAAACCCTGTTACATAAACTTGGCTGATACGAGAGAAAGTGTAGCCTAGTAGCCCAATAGTAGCTGAAGCAGAATCACCAATCTCAAGCCCAGTTGTTGCAGATCCCGTTGAACCGTAGGTGCCTTGAATTGAAAAAGCGCCCATGTCCCATGAAACAGCCGTTCCATTGCCCGTAATTTGTAAGACTTTTGTGCCGCCAGCAAATGTTGACGCCGCATTAATAATGGTACTTTGTGCGCCAGCGCCTTGAATTGAAAAGCTTTTAGTAGTGATAGCTATGGTCAAAGGCGCTGTAACTTTGTACTGACCAGCGGTGATAATGCCTATAGCACCGTTGGTCGTAACGTAATTAAAAAAGGCTTGCAAGCTTGCAGTGTCATCGGTTGTACTGTCACCAGTAGCGCCGAAGTCTTTTGCACAAACGATGTCTTGTAGTTTTTCGCTACTGGTTCTATTAACAGCGCCTACAGGCGTAGAGCCACCATTTTTAAAATCAACTTTTGGGACTAGGGTTGTCATTATTTTGTTCCTTCTAGTGCTGTAACTTTAGCGTTAAGTTCTTCAATAGTAACTAAAGCATTTTTTAAAGACATTACAACTACTGCTAAAACTGACCTGTCGTAATAACCCCAAGGTTTTCCTTCTTCAGGCTCAGGTGCGGCTTCAGGGCCAATAGCTTCATTTACATTTTGAGCATAAAAACCTAGTTGTCGTTCAGTACCAAAAATTTCTTTCTTTTCTTCGTTGTAAAACCAATAGCCTGGTTCTAATTTTTGAAGCATATTTTCTGGATTAACAGGGATTCCATCTTTAATTTTCCATGTTTCATCAGATACAGAGCTAATTACACCAGCAGAAGAAAAAGTTGCTGCACCAGCACCATAAGCAGACATAGTAACTATGCCAGCAGCACTAATACGCATACGCTCTGAGCCTGATACTTCAAATGCTAAACTTGTAGCTCCGCCAGAAGGAACGGTTTGAATAGCTGCGCTATAATTTCCATCATTTAATTGTATTCTTGCACCATTAGTAGATGATGGAGAATATAAATCAATAGCATTTGTAGCTCCACCTGCCGTTTGAATACTTAATTTACCAGCAGATGAAGTCCGTCCTATTAATACATTCCCACTAGAGTCAATACGCATCACTTCGCCATAATTGGTCTTTTGGAAGGTAAGAATTGCGTTGTTTGCTCCTGTAGCACCTGAATTTTGTAGATAAAACTCATTGGTACTATCGCTATTGGATAGGTTTACTAAACCAGCAGCTCTTACTTTCATTGTGCCGTTTACATCTAACTTAACATTAGGACTTGTAGTACCAATACCTACATTACCACTAGAGTCAATACGCATACGCTCTGTGTTAGAAGTAGCAAATACCATTGGATATGCACCAGACATCCAATTAAATGCAGCGTAAGCTGTTCCTAAATAACCACCTGTATTTCCATCTACACCAACATAATAATTTCCGCCAGTATTTCCTTGAACTATTGCTACTGGGTTTATACCTGTTGTTGATGTATTTTTTATAATACTTTGTATTGATTGAACATCTAGCCTTGCAGCAGGACTACTAGTACCAATACCTACATTACCACTAGCATCTTTATAAAACTGTCCTGAGCCTAGATTAACTACTCCTGTACCGCCAGTTAGTGTGCCTGTGTAGGCTAGGTTGGTAAAAGAAGGGGAACCTCCTGATATGGCTAATGTGCCACTAGCGTCAGGTATATTTATGCTATTAGTAGCCGTTGTATTAGGGCCAACTAACGCTGTTGTTCCACCTAAAGCTGCTTGAAAGACTAATTGGCCCATGATTTTTTCCTTATGGTGCTATATAAATAATAGAAGCTGTTAATGCCCCCGTACTTGGGTTGTATTTTAACTTCGATGCCGAAGTTTTAACAGGGGTATTACCAGATGATGCAGTTACAAAAGTAACATAATAATCGCTATTTGTGGTTGTATCGTCAGTTATACCTACATTAACCGCATTTGTCGAATTTCCAATAGTATTAACATCGCCTGACCCTAATAATGAAGTTCCCCCAACGGTTTTAATGTTTGTGCCACTAACTAAAGCGGCTTGCTTATTGTTAAAAGTTGTCCAATCTGTACTAGATAGATAACCATTAACTGAAGTAGTAGCTACTGGAATACTAATGGCTGGGGTTGAACCGCCTGTAGATACAATGGGCGCTGTGCCTGTAACGCCTGTAACACCACTTAAACCCGCAACCGCTGCAATTACTTCCATTTCAACAAGATCACCTACATTTAGCCCTGTTGTAAAAGTAACGGTTGTTGTGTTTGTCTCAACATAGTTAACCGAAGTAATTTGTTTACTACCGTTAACAAATACCGATAGCCCATTATTGCCTAGGGCATAAGTTAACCCTGTAAAGACAGTTTGACCTTGTGTAGCCGTATAGGTATAAGAGGTAATACTATTACCCCCTATAGCGGCAATAGTAATAGTGCCTGCGCCGTTAGTTACAGTAATACCTGCGCCAGCCGTTAATGTACTACGGGTAAACCCTGTGCCATTTCCTATGTCAAGTTGACCATTAGAAGGCGTTGAAGTTAGCCCTGTACCACCGTTGGCGACAGGTAATGCCGTGCCACTATAGGTCATTGCCAAAGTACCGCTAGTGGTAATGGGTGAGCCTGTAATAGAAAATATAGACGGAACGGTAGCTGCTACGCTAGTTACAGTGCCGCCGCTAGATGGGCTTGTATTAGTAATTGTAAAGTTAGGGTAAGTACCGCTAGTGCTAATGCCTGTTCCAGCCGTTAAAACTACGGTCTGGTCAGGTGCGGTGTTGGTAATATTTAACGTACCGCTAGTAGTAATGGGACTGCCAGTTACGCTAATTCCAGTACCAGCGGTAGCAGCTACGCTAGTGACTGAGCCACTTCCTTTGTTGTTAAAAGTATTCCAATCGGTAGAACTTAGGTAACCGTTTGTTGTTGTATTGGCTTGGCTAATACTAATGACTGGGGTTGTAGTGCCTGTAGCTACACTAATTGGCGCAGTCCCAGATACGCTTGTTACTGTACCGCCTGTGCTTGTAGCCGCAATGGTAATAGAGCCTGGACCATTAGTTATTGTAATATTTGCGCCAGCAGTCAAAGTGGCTTTAGTAAGGGTATTTCCTGTAGTATTGCCAATGAGTAGCTGACCATTAGTATAAGTCGTTTGACCTGTACCACCGTAAGCTACATCAATAGTGCTAGCATTCCAAGTGCCTACGGTTAGCGTACCAACGCCTGTAATGCCCGTATAAGAACCTGAAATCCGAGCAGAAGCAATTGTCCCGCTAATAATTTGACTAGCGTCAATGCCAATAGAAACATTAGATGCGGCAGTTAAAATACCGTACTGATTAACAGTAAATTGCCCAACGGTTGACGCAGAGCCGTAAGCACCCGCCGTAACGCCTGAAATACCTAACTCTAAATTGACATAACCAGGGACGTAAGTAATTAAAATACTAGCGCTTGATAATAAAGCAGGCTCAAACACGTTATTAGCATTACCAATGATTAACTGGTGTTCGCCGATGGTATCTAACCCTGTACCGCCTTTATCGACAGGAATTACGCCTGTGCCTGTAAAACCGTATATATTCCAAAAGAACCGATACCATTCAGTCGTCATGGTATTTTCACCCTCATAAATGAGGGGAACTTTAGCTGACGGAAGAAGGGTTATATTCGCCATTAGCTATTTGTGCCACTTAGGAATAGCTCTGCACCCACAATAACAATCTTATTGGGATCAGTACCTGATACTTCATAGATACGATCACGGAGCTTTGCAGTCATTCCAAGGCGGCGCCAAATAGCACGGTGACCATATTCACCAATTTTACCCATTGAAATCCAATGTTCATTAGACCAAGTATGACCACCATCATCAGACCAACGAAGCATAACCTGTGGGTTTGCGCCTAAAGTTAAGCCTGTTATATCATCACCACCGATATATAAGTACTCATCAGCGCCTATAGATAGTGTTTGACCTGATAAGATAATAATTTCATCAGTATAAGCAGGAATAGGAATATCGGAATAGCCATTTAAACCTACGCCAGACTCACAATCAAGTTGTAAGGTATGTTGTGCAGTACGCTTAAGATTATTTTGATTAGCGGGTAATGGGCGCCAAGAACGAATCCATTTTTGAATATCGCCGTTATCGGAATAAACCTCTAAATCTAATGCGTAGATATTGCCGTTTTCATAGTCGCCAACAATGGTTTGGCTATTAAAGTTCATCTGACATTGACCACGATGGCGCATAAATTCGCCATTTTTCCAACTTGCCCGTTCATGCCAAGCACCTGTAGCCACGTCATAGACCCAAGTTGCGTTAGCAGTTGGGAAATTTAAAACATAAAAAGCATGACCTTCTTCTTGATAGGTATACGCTTGTGCGTCAGAAATATTGCCGTAATGTTGGATAGCGTACTCTACGGCATGGGTAGATACACGTTTGCCTGTGTAACCTTGGTTACGATAAACAATGCCGTAGCCACGAGGATCAGAGCCAAGCCAAAAGATGCTGTTATCAAGCTTTGCAATAGAAAACGGAGCCAAGCAACCAATTTCATTGTAAGCTCCTTGAATTGGGGCTAAAGGGAAAGGAATCGTACCTGCGTCATACCAAACCTCAGTTGTGCCTTGACCAAATACCCAAACTTCACGGTTATTGGATACAACGGCTACTACTTGGTCGGGAGAGCTTTCCGCAGCGCCAAAAGCCAAAGGATTGATGGCCGCGCCATTAAAAATATCAGTAACCCAAATAATTTGCGTATTTGGTTGATTAAACGCAAAATAACCATCAATGTAACAAACCGTAGCTGCGCCAGCAAAATCAGCGTCGGTAACTTGCTCAAATTTATTGGTTGATTCGGTGTAAACGTAAGCATCAGGATTACACGCAATAAATATTTGTGTACCGCTATCAGCGATAGACACAGGGCCAGTACCCGTAACAGTGCCTAATAAAGTAGCATTGTAATTTGTATCAATTTTGTAAAACTCTGCGCCAGATACTACATAAGCGTCGTTTCCCGCCGTTGTATGCGTCCAAAGACCACGGATGGGGCCTGTGCCTACTGTAGCTAATTTACGCAAGCCTGGGGCACGATTAAGGAATCCGCTAGTCATCCCGCCTTCGGGAATAGCCTCGGGAAACAAATTGACCATGCGGTTATCCGCAGCGTTTACGCTACGGGCTACATAAGCTTGGCCTAAAATCGGCGTCAGCATTAGTAGTTACCGGCAAAGATGTTAAAGCGCTGACGAGTACCAACAATGCTGTAAGGCAAGGACATAATATCGTCAGGGTTGTTAATTCTTTTAAGATTGCGTTTAGAAGTCATCGCAATACGAGCCACATTGGGTGGTGGCTCTACACCAAACTCATTGGCTATTTCACAAGCAAGATTGTACTTAAACGCTCTTAAATAGCCTGGGGGAAACGTTAAATTAGTTGCAAGATTAGCTGGCTCAGTTAGTTCAGTAACCGAAACAAAATGCCAAGTTAACGCTTTTGTAGGTACTGGGTACAAGTACATATCAATATTAGGGTAGTCCATGTTGATCCACATAACTTGTGGATAGGTGGAAGTTACCGTTTTAACCGCAATACCATCGTATTGTTGTTGGTTAATGATCTTAATGCCAAACGAAATACCATTAGACGGGTCTATAAAATAAGTAGAATCATCTAACAAAACAGGGCGATTACCTACAAAATCACCTGTAGGGCCTAATGTTCTATGAATTGTATTTACAGGCCAAGTAAATATTTGATCTTGGGTAGAAAAAGTTGATAAACGCTCGGTACTCCATGAATCAATCATTTGATTCATAGCGTTAAGGGCATCTTGGGCAGTAGCGGCAGAAGGCGTTTCAGCCTCGGCAAGCATCCCGATTAAGCGTAATGCTCCATTTATTTGGTCGGCGGCTGTAGTTGCCATAGCGGTTCCTTACTCTGCGGTTTTACGACGTCTTTTTACATCCAGTGTATTGACAGGAGCCGCAAGCAATTCTTCTACCATTTCTTCTACTTTTTCTGATTGCGTATTCAGATCGTAGCGTTTCCAGCCTTGTGTTTCATCATAATCTGCTTCGGCGTCTATTGTAGCAACTTTAGTGCCATGAATAGGATGCTTTAAATAAATTATAGGCATTATTTTTCCATTTAGATAGGGGGACAAGCCCCCTATTTTATTAAGCTACAACAGGGTATTGCCATTTAGTGCCATCAGCAATAAACAATTTACCTAGCCCAGTTGCATTGGTTGTAGTAGCCAATGAACCGACAGCGGCGGTAGTTGTAGTACTGTTAGCAGTAATAGCGGTAGTTAAAAAGTAAAGTGAAGCGACAGCATTACCAGCAGCAGCGGTACCAGATGTGGTAACGCTAGTAGCAGTAACCGCCGCAAGTGCGCTAGCACCTGTAACAGTCAAGCTATCAAACTGTGGATCTGAATACGCAACACCAATAGCTTTGGTATTAGGCATGATTTTTCCTTATAAAGCCCGCCCCGAAGGGCGGGATATTACATTAACCAGCGATACGGTAGAAAACATAAGTTGCATCAGCGGTCTTACGAACACGCCATTTACAAGACGTAACCGCAGCGACAGCGGCTACACCAACTAATGTACAGCCAGTATTAGCTGTTACTGTTGCAGCGTTAGTTGCGCCAGTATTGATGATATAAAAGTCAAATGAGCTATTTACTTTCATACTAGTAAAAGCTGCGTCTAAGTCAGCACCCAAAGGTACTGTCAAAGCTACGGCTGCGCCAGTGTAAGTAATAATCCCAGTTGCTAATTCAGCAGCAGTTAAAGTTGCTGCGGCTGTTTTAGCTGTAGGGGCTGATTGAATACTCATGCTAATTTCTGTTAGATTGCCATCGCCTAATTGATAGCCACCTGCTCCGTTTGGAAGTGCCATGATATTAATTCCTTAAAAAATTGATTTAAAAAGCCCCCGCTTGCGCGGGAGCATTTAGGTTTAACCCCACATCCGAACGCCCATTGCTGGACGAATGGCTGAGTAACCGTATAGAACGTCAATACGGCAAGGTAAACGGTCATTATTAATATCGTATTGGCGAACAACACGCATAGAAATACCGTTGTGAACTTGACGTGAAGCCATGTCTACGCCTTGTGGCAACAACAAATCAGCAGTTGCAAAAGTGATCGCATCTTTATGATAGATCAAGTTTTGTGCGTACTGAGTTGCAGAACCGCCAAGGAAAGTTAATACAGCGCTAGAAGCAGGGAAAGAATCAATAGTTGCCAAAGCATTAGTCGCTGTATACATTGCTGGAGATACTGTCAAAGTGGCAGTTGTGCCAGAAGAAACAGTAACATCAGCAGTTACAACAAACTGTTGCAAAGAACCAGTTGATTGACGGGTTTGTGGGTTAACAGCATAAACGCTACCAATGGTAAAGACATCACCAATTTTGAATGTTGGTGAACCACTTGTAAAGCTGATTGCCAATGAAGTAGAACCTTGAGCAGTTACTGTAGTAGCAACGATTGGTGCTGTTGGAGTAACACCAGTTGTATGCTGAATAATAGATTGGCTCATGTTGATTTCTTCAAAGCCCAATACACCCATACCCATCATGCCATTCTTGAATTGACGGCTGATTGTGTCTGTAGGATTAAACAGACCTTTCATACCTTCAACCAAACCTGCGTTGGCTGCTGGGTTAACAGTAGCGTAACGTGGGGACATAA